ACGTTGGCCAAGATCGCGAAAAGGTTGTAGCTGCGACCGTCGTACAGTGACGTTCCGCTTACCCATTTTTCGTCGCCTTCGCCCTCCCGAGTTACCTCGCCCACGAATTCCCATTTGCCAGTCTCGGCGTTACGTTTCTCGGTGTAGAAGTGAATATCGCAGCCCATGTTCTGTTGCTCCGTTGGTTGATGTGCCCGCAGTCTGCAACAGAGTGACGCAAGTGTCAACCGTTCTAGCGATGTGCCTCGTAGTGTACCATGGCCCAACATCCAACCTTGGAGCATCACCCCATGCCTACACCCATGGAGCTCGCCGTCAACGAGCTATCCGAGCGCTACCTGCTGGCGCAGCGCCTGGCCTACCGCGGCAGTCTCGGGGGTAGCGACACGAAGCGCCCGCAGGCTTGGTGCGAGTATGGCTTCCCGAGCAACCCGATTTTCGAAGACTTCTACCGCCTGTATGAGCGTCACGGTGTCGCCCACGGTGCCATCCAGCTGCTGCTCGACAAGTGCTGGGAGACGATGCCTGAAGTGATCCAGGGCGACGAAGTGGACGAAGAGCGCGAGGTTACCGAGTGGGAACGCAAGTTCAACGCCTTCGCCCGCCGAGTCAAGCTGTGGCAGGCCGTGAAGCAGGCGGACCGCCGGCGCCTGGTAGGCAACTACTCTGGCTTGATCCTGCAGGTCAAGGACAACAAGTCCTGGGACCAGCCACTGGTGAGCGGCGTGCTGCAGCGCTTGATTCCGGCCTGGCAAGGGCAGCTCAAGCCCTCCATGTGGGACAGTGACCTCAAGTCGGAGCGCTACGGGCAGCCGGTCATGTGGTCCTACGAGCAGCCAGCGGTCGAAGAGAACACCGAGAGCACGGACTCAGGCATCTCCGTCTCGATCCACTGGACGCGGGTTGTGGTGCTGGGCGACTACCGCGATGGTGTGCCGTTCCTCAAGGCCGGCTACAACGACTGCGTGACGATGGAGAAGATCATCGGCGGCGCTGGTGAGTCCTACCTGAAGAACTCGTCCCGCCAACTGGCCATCAACTTCAAGGAAGGCACCGACATGGCGCAGATTGCGGCCACGTACGGTGTGCCGCTGAAGGATCTGCACCAGGCATTCGACGAGATCGCCAAGGGCATGAACCGGGGCCAAGATTCGGTGCTGGGCCTGCAGGGCGCTGAAGTAAACACCCTGGTTTCCACAGTCCCCGACCCGCAGCCGCCGTTCAACGTGGCGCTGATGTCGTTTGCCGCGTCGGTGCAGATGCCGGCCAAGATCATCAGCGGCAGCCAGACTGGCGAGCGCGCCAGCAGCGGCGACATTGAAGCCTTCAACAAGCGGGGCCAGGGTCGCCGCGAGGGCGAGCTGACCGACGATATCGACACCCTGGTGCGCCACCTGATCCAGTTCAAGCTGCTGCCTCCGGTGCCAGGTGATACGTTCACGGTAGTCTGGACCGACCTCACCGAGTCGACTCAGTCGGAGAAGCTGGCCAACGCCAAAGTGATGGCCGAGATCAACCAGATGGCCGCAGCTACCGGCGACCGGGTGTTCAGCGTGGACCGCATCGTCACCACTTCGGGCTTCGAGCTCGAGCCAGACCTCGCACCGCTTGCAGACCTCGACCCAGTGGACCCAACGGAGGACGACAATGGCGCATCAGCCGATACTGCCCAGTAACCCGGCCGATCCAACGGGCCAGGACCGGCGCGAGCGCGGCGCCATCGCCGAGTTCAGCCGACGGCTGCGTGAGGTGCGCCTGCTGTACGTGGCTGCACTGAACGCCATCCCGTCGCAGGTGATCCAGGTTAACGCGGACGTGACGCAGTACAACATCACGCCCGAGGCCCTGGCCGTGTCGCTTGACGAGGTTGGGCGCCAGGTGGACCGGTTGCTGTTGGAGAACGACCGTGGCGACCTGTGGTTCACCGAAGCAGCCGTCGAGCCTGCGTATCAGCAGGGAGCCGCGCAGCAGCTGAGCAACCTGTCGGTACAGAGCGCGGCCTACGCAGCGAGCCGGCCCAACTTGACAGCGCTGCTCATGTCGCAGCCGTACCGCACGCGCCTGGGCTTTCTCAAGGTGCGAGTGGCCGACACGCTTCGGGGCTACGCCGAGGGCGTCAAGTCCCACATGTCGCAGGTGTTGCAGGATGGGCTGGCCGCCGGGCGCAACGCTCGCGACGTGGCCAAGCGCATGGCGGATCAGATCGGCATTGAGTACCGCCGCGCCGAACGGATCGCACGGACCGAGATCCCGGGAGCGCTGCGCCAGGCGCGGCTTGAGGAAGCGCAGCAGGCTACTACCGAATTGGGCATCCTGACGCGTGAGATGCACAGGAGCGCGCTTAGCCCGACCACCCGGCCCTCGCATCGGGCGCGTCACGGGAAGCTGTACACGGTGCAGCAGCAGCGGGAATGGTGGTCGATCGTGCCCAACATGATCAACTGCAAGTGCAGCACGGTCACGGTATTGGTCGACGAGAACGGCAAGCCCCTTACGCCAGGTGTGGTCGATCGGGCTCGGGCGATGCTAGAGAAAAACCCGGCACCTGCGTGACCGGGTTTCATTTTGCTGCGGTTGGTGTGACGGTCACGCGAGGCGGTAAGCCTCTATGCTCTCGCGCTCCGGCTTGGCTCCATAACACCAATCCGAACCTTTGCCGGAAGTTTCGAAAGTTACGGTCTGACCGTTGAAACGGCGGATTTCTACCCGAGTCCCGGCAGCTACAGGACAACCTGAACCATCGTGATTGGTCCACCTAGGCTCTCCCGCCATTTTCTGGCTGACCTGCTCAGCAACCGGCACCGCCCTATCACAAGCAGCCTGCTCCCCCATCAGCGCAAAATACGCCGCGCCGTCCTCGTAGTTGTCCGGCCGGTGACCGCCCTGCTGCGTGCGGCACAGCTTCAGCACCGTCATGAAGAGCCACCCCTGCTCAGCGGTGAGGGTGTGGCCTGTCAGCGCGTTGAACGCCGCAACAGTGGCCGGCATGCTGCGCTCGCCCTCGGGCTTGTCGTATGAGGCGGCGCGGTCCTGCATGTGGCCCAGGGCGGCGGTAAGCACATCTGCGGCTTTGGTGGTCATTTGCCGCGCCCCGCTACGTGTGCAGAATCTTGGCTGTCAACTGGCGCATCGATAAAGCTGGCAGAGAATCGCACCAGCTCCCCGAGGTCTGCATCAACGGACAGATTCGTCACGTTGGCCACCTCCCGGTGGTCCTGATCAATGATCTTGAAAGTGTTGCCCTGGCGTACTGCCGAGAGGTAAATCTTGTTCGGGTCGCGCATCTCGCATTGCTCCGTTCGTTGAATTTGGGCCAGTGTGCGGCAGAGTGACGGGTGTGTCAACTGTCACCTGAGGCCTCCCGTACCTCTCGGACGAGACGGTCCAGGGTTGCGTAGATACCCTGGCCGTAGTCGGCGTAGACCGTGTGGCGGTCACCGTCGAAAGTCGTCACGGTGAGGTAATCGTGATAATCGTTTTTCTGGATGCTCTTGATGGCGTGTGCCGCCACGTACACCTTGTCGGTTAGCTTGATCACGACGCCACCTCCGCCCGCAGCACCACGCCGCTCTTGCCATGCTCCAGCACCCGCTTGCACGTGCTGCGCTCTGCATCACGCCACACGAGCGTACCCTCTGCCCCGGCCGTAGCAGCTGCGACACTGCGGGCGCACGTCTCGCATGCAGCGCGCACGACGACTGATGCGGTGGGGCTGGTGAGTAGGTAGATCTGTTTGTCTCTCATGGCCGACGCTCCAGCTGACCCTGGCGATAGGGTGTCGGGCGGTCCAGTGCGCACCAGAAGTTTTGGTGTGGCTCCCGAAAGTACCATTGGCCCATCAAACTAGTTCTGTACCACCCGGCTCGATACCCGCGAGTTTTGGGGCCCCATGCTTCGGCATCAGTTGGAGCGTTTGCCCAGTTGACGTCACTGCTGCTCATGCTGCAACCCCTCCCGCACCCGGCGTGCCACCTCGAGCATCCCCTGCCCGTACTGCGGCGGCATCTGTGGTGCAACTGTCTCGATGTTGTTGATGATCTGCCATGCACCGACTGGGTCGATCAGCGTCCCCTCGAAGAACTGCGCGGCGTGTGTGAAGCCCTGGCGGAACTCTACGCTGCCCCGGTTCATGGCAGCTGCACCACGTGGTAGTGCTCCACTTCGGTGAAGAACCGATCGGGCGCGTTGAGCCAGTCTGCTACGTCTTGGGCCTCGGCTTCGGTTGGCCACTTGTACGCGCTTTTCTCTGCGTTTGGGCCGCCGTACTGGCCGATCTCGTCATGGATGATGTGAGTTACGTAGCTGCGCTGGTTGGTCTCCGGAGAGTCTTGATACACGGCCCAGCTCATACAGCACCCCCAAGCGCCGCAAGCGCAAGAACCCAGCCCACGAGCGCCAGGGTGGCCATGATGTTGCGGGCGCGGCGTTCGTGACGCAGCTCGGCCCGGAGTTGCAGCGCAGTCTCGATGTCGTGCAGGTAGCCCATGTCGGTTGCTCCAGTTGTTGTGTTTGCGGAGTGTGGTACAGGTTGCCGCACCTGTCAACTAGTGGGCAAAAAGAACCCGCCGAGTGGGCGGGTGAGGTACGGAGCAACAGGTTGGTGCAATTGCACCACGTGTACCGCCGAGTGCTGTGGCCAGGTCTGCCTTGCGCCCGAACCAGGTCGATATGGTTCGATTACGCGCCCCGCCGCATCGTGTCAGCCTTCGGCCCGCGGGGCATTACCTTACAGCTCGACGCCCTTAGACCCTTACGGGAAACGGCGGTACACGTGGTGCAACTTCCGCATGTGCGGGCACTGGCGTTGGTTGTCTTGTGCCCCAGTTGCGACCCCTGGGCCCGGTGTGCGTTACATGGCGCAGCCCTCAGCAGCGTTATCGGACAAGTCTCACAAAGATCATCTGACGGAGCCCAACACTACCCACCCGCGACACCCGTGTCAACCCCTGCGTAGTCGCGCGGGCATCATGACGCCGATAGCGCTGCGGGCTCGCATCACAGGCGACAAGGCGTAGCGGAGTGCGTCGATGTAGTGGTTCCATGCGTCCAGCAGCACTGGCAGGACCTGGCCGCTCAGGCGGTCCACCTTGTACGAGTACTTGCGCAGCTCCTCCTGCAGCGCCGTGCAGCGCCGGTGCACTACCACGCGGTCGAACGACTTGATGAACTCCACGCCGTCTTCCACGCTGCCTTTGCCCTTCTCGACGCCTGTGCAGCGCCGCAGCCCGTGGCGCTTGAGGTAGCTGATCGACTCTGGCCGCGCACTATCTGCCTGCACCTCGTGTTCCGCAATGCCTGGGATGCGATCGGTGAGAAACTTGGACGTGTCGTCCAATTCAAGCCCAACTTGGCCCGCCTCGTGGTCAACGTACAG